TAAAACGCCTTAGGCCAGGAAAGCAATTCAGCTCTCCACTGGCCATTCTGCTTATAATACAAATGAGAACAAAACTCAAAAGATTCATTCCCATGGGTCTTATAATAACGCATGGTTAACCCAAGCTCCTCATAAGACCTCTTAGTATTAACAGCATCTAGCAATGCTTCCAAACAATCATCCCCTGCCGCTGTAGGAGCCATAGATTTAACTATTGTCGCTAACAGCAGTCGCATCAACGTATTACCACCAGTGGTCATAAAACGACCACTGGGCATCAAACCAGCTACTAATTGTTGGTACAACGTACCATCATTAAAATAATAGACAGGTTTAGCCGTGAACGCGACCCAGAGGTCCATAGCACGCCGATAAGCCTTAAAACGACTATGGTGGATCATCGGAATACAAATAAACACGCACAATGTAACCAGATATAACATGACTGTGTCAATACATGACTCAAAGCCAGAAATATCACTAGAATACAAAGTGTGACCTTCAGGAATTCTGCTAACAACCTTGTTAGCGAACTCACCTATCTGTTCATCTGTGAAACCTATACCAATTGCAGAGCTGAGGTTAGGATATTGCAATTTTATACCATTAACAAAATGCATAAACATTGCACGCTCCACCACTTGATCACCAAGTGATATGGCACATATAGTGCGCCACTTTCTCAAATCTGCCTTCCTCTTAGGATGAGGTTCTTCCTTTATAAAGGTTGAAACCGGATCCCTTAACCTCAAAGTCATAAATGCGTCCATGTCAGAAACATCAGACACATCCAACAACATCATTAAATACAACCGGGCGCCAGAAACTTGAAGAATCAATTGTTCTTCCATCTCAATGGCTTCACCAGACGTTGCATAAAATGCAGACAGAGGATAACCGGGAGACGAATCTTTAGGAACTGAATGTATAACACCAGCGCAAAGCGCTATGCAACCATCCAATTTAAAGAACGAATCCGCCAACCGGAAATCAGGTTCGTAATCAGGAAAACCCTTCACTGTTTCTTGACACCACCTCTCTTCCTCTTTCGTTTCGACTTTTGGGAGGGTACATCTTTTACCTGTAAGTTTGAGCCCGAGGGCATGTTTGGTTTCGGCAACTCCTTGCCTTGGCCAACAGAATTCGTCAAGCTCTGGACAGATTTCTCTAACCCTTTCAAAATCGACTTTACGTCTCTTAGAGAATCTGTCTGACTTACGTCTTGTGGTGCCAATTTGGATTGCTCCTTTGACATCACCGCTTGCGTATGTTTCTGTGTAACTGCC